TCTGGGCTCGTGGCCGCCGATCGCGGGATGATAATTTCGCCCGGACTAGCGTTGATTGGCACCACGTCATTCTTGGGACTATCACCGGGGACGAGTGCTTGGCCATCAATCCGCCCACCGGAATACTTAAACGCACTTTTAGCACCGGCTTGGGCAAAAGCCCCTGTGATTCCGCCAAGAATATCCGCCGCCATCTGCCTATCGCCCATTTTAGCGGCTTGATTAGCAGCTGCGACCTTAGCCCGAATCTCGTTTTCGCTAATCCCGGTTTTCGCCTGCAATTCTTTAATACCAGTGTCAGAAGCCGCTAGGGTACTAAGACGCTTTAGAGCTGCATCAGAGGTTGCGGTTGCTTGGGCAATATCTTGGGTACGCATTTGGCCATACATCTCACCCGCCTTCGAGCCGAGTTGAGCCGCACCGCTCGTCAACTGGCCTAATAGCTGTTGTGCGCCTAGCTGTTGCTGTAGACCAAGGATGCCAGCTTGCTGAGCGGTTTGACCGCCTAGCTGGGCGGTTTGCTGGGCAGCATACCTTGCAGCTAGAGCCGGGCTAAGACCACGCTGGCTAGCTAGCTGAGACCGCACCCCAGCGATATTTTGGCCAAGACCTTGCTCAAGAATTTTCTGCGCGAGGCTTCCACCCGGTCCAAAATCACCGCCTTGTTGACGTTGCAGGGTACCGATCAAACCAGTCAAACCAGCCGCACCTGTTCCATACAGACCTTGTAACGCTTGAGCAAACTGACCTTGTTGGCCAGCGGTAGTCTGGGCTCTAGCAAAATCCGGAGCTGTGTTTTGAGATAGCGCAGCTTTTAATTGTTGCTCGTAAGGATTTTCTACGTTTACAGGCTTATAAAAATCCTCAAATTTGATAAGAGGATTTTCGCCAAAAATCTGCTTTCCACTAGGGAGATTTGCACTGGGATCTCCAGCTCTACCAAAAGACTCCTGCATTTGTTGCTCTTGTTGTTGTTGCTCTTTTGGTTTTCCCATCCATGTATCAGTTAATTTTTTAAACGGATTTGGTAAAACTAAGGCCATAAATCACCCCACAGATTTGGAAGCTATTACTTTGTTGAGACCACGCTTAATGCCTACTTCCATAGCCATGTTAGCCAAGGTATAGGCTTCGTTCCAAGAGCCTGCAGCTGGTGCAAGGTCTTGGATGGTGAACTTTACAGACTGGCATTTTTGTCTGGTCATGAATACTCGGTATTGATACGGAGCTGAGGCATCTGCTGTTATGGTACTAGTTTGTACCATAGTATCATCAAAGTTAACTGCAACCTGCACTTGCAGCCTATGAGCAGATTTGTAATCGCCGAGGAGTAAAAGCTTATAAATTCTTTGAAAACCTTGAATATCTGCAAAAGACATCCATCCTGTCGTGACCTTCATTGCATAACCAACTCCTGCCCGTTGATAACTTCCTAGCGTTTCTTGGGCTATAAATAGATCGGTTAAGCTGGTGAATTTGTTTTGAAATACGCAGGCATGGACCAAACGCCATTTGAGTGTAGACCATTGATTAAAATAGTAATTATAGACTAAAAGATTATTGTCTGTATCAGTACCGAACCATACTTCGTTTCTGTCATACATAAGCACAGAAACAAGGCATTGTGACGTATTGTATGCCTCTACAGGTGCACCGATATAGGAAACGCTCAAGGACCTGTCGCAAAGGTAATAGCCTTTGGGCGACTGAAACATGATGCCTAGCGGAGTAAGGACTAAAGACCTTCCATAGCTTGCACCTGTATCAGAGGCAATAATCTGAGGGGTGGTAAAATCATTTTGAAAACCACTATTGCTAGGCCCTTCACCAGTAACAATTGAAATAGTGTTACTTTTAAATATGAGAAGTTTATCGTCTAGCTGAATACAGCCAGTCACCGGACCAGCCCGCTCGTCTACTGATAAAACAAACTCATTCACAAAACTAACAGGTGTCCCAATAGCTCCAGCTGTAGCCGGGATGATTTCTTTTGAATACCAAACAGAGTTAGTGTCCTCTGATGGCACCAGAATCATCCTGCGCTTATAGACTGAGATGTGAGTACAGGCTGGAGCGCTAGCATTAGATAGCTCACCCCCAGAGGTATAAAGATATGGCTGGCCTGCAATTTGTGCAGCTGTTGTGCCATCTGTAAAACCATACGAGACGTTATTTTTGAGTGACTGCACTACTGAACCAAACCCTGTTCCAGGAAGCTTTTGAAACAGCACACCATCAGTAGAGCGGTAAACAGCTATGTATACTTGGCTGGTGCGGTTAGTAAAATGCAAAGCGCCACACCGCACACTGACAAATGAAACAGCTGCCAAAGTGATTTTTACAGGGTCACTAGGAGCACTCTCATGGATTTGCCCATAAGCGTCCTGCCATTCGTAAGTGTAACAGTAAAAATAGGTACCAACAGGAACGGTACCAGGGGCAGCGGTGCTAGAGAGTAGGCATTGAATTGGTTGCTGCAAAAATCCATGCTCAGCAAACTCATTGCCGTCAAACATACCAAGATACCCGCCGGTGACGTGCAGGTTATTGGCTAGCTCGGCAAAGATAGGCTTATGCTTAAATTCAATCTTACAAAGGCTGGCATTACCTACCTTTTCTTTTACTAATCCATAGTAATTATTAGCCGTGGATTGGTTAAGAACAAAGGTAATGTAATCTGGATGACCATCGGAGGAATATATCTGAGGTGCGTTTAAATCGTAAAATTTGCCAGCGATATAGTTATTTTGTACCGGGCTTTCAAATGCGGATGCCCGCACTAAATACAGACTATAGAAACCTTTGTATCCTGTGTTCACATTAGCAGCGTCATAAGACTGGAGCGCTGTTACCGGAAGGTAATAACTACCTGTTGTACTGTCATAGTCATACATTAAATTTCCAGCAACAGCTGCACCTAAAATGAAATCCCTTTGTGCTGTTACTGTTGTGCTAGGCGTCACAACCGCCTGTTGCACCCGAGGGAGCTCATCAACACCAAAACTATCTAAAACTGTCGTAAATACCTGCATGTTGCCGGATTCATTCAATCCGACTACTACCCCATTCATCTTGGTCGCATACCCAGGGGTAGTCATGATTGTGCGCGAAGTCTGCGTCACACTGGTCAACGTGTCATTGTAGCCAATAAGCTTAAGCTGGCTGCCGCTATTGGTAAAAATAATCACGTTGTTTGCATAAGCAAACATGGCCGAGCCATTTTTACAGCTAGAGCCAGAGATAGTGATGGGCGTAGGAGCCGCAAAAGATGCATAAGTTAAGGGAAAATATGCAACCTTAGTATTAACACCAGCATTGACCGACCATGCTACATACGCAGCGCCATAACTATAAACGCTATAGCCATACGTGTCATAGTTTGCAGAGCTGTCTAATGTGACAGTCGTGAAGAAATCAAAATTATTTTTTCTAATAGCGGAGGCAAGAAGTGTGCCAGTTGAGTCCTCATAAATTACCAAAAAGTAATCCATGGCGCTGGTAGTGACTACTCTAGGCTTTTGGCCTTGATTTAATAATGCTTCATTATAACAAATACTATTAGTAACAATATCAATGGCTAAATATTTTATCTTTGCGTATGGAAATGATGATGCATCATATTCTTCCCATACAAATAATAAAGTGTTTCTAGCCTCATCAAAAGCACAGCAGGCATAGTTAGCATCTTGGTTGATACCATTAAATTTGCTTATAGTAAGGGGCAGGTATTTACCCACAATATTCAGTGTGTCTCGGGTAGGACTATAAGCAAAAGCCCGTCTTTGCCCTACAGCAAAAAAGCCATCTTTTAAGGTAGCACAAGCCAGGGGGGTGTCGGGAAATATGGGAGCTTTGTAAGCATACCCATTACATTTTTGGATCATGCCGTTTTTCAAAAAAACAGCGTTTTCCAAAGTCAAAAACTTTCCAGGTTGCACCTGCTTTGGATCGGATTTTGTATCTAAACCTTGAGCAAAAGAAATAGGCACCTTGTTTTTGTCTAAAGCCATGGCACCCTCAAAAAACGTAAATATCGACTGTTACGTTAGCGCTACTAGTTAAGGTAAGAAACAGGATAGGATCCGGGTTACTGTCCTGAGTATCGTATATTGACGCACTAGCTCTTTGCCTGACAATAAACCAGCCCAGTAACTTTCTACCTAGTTTGTGCGCTACCCTGTTTGAACCACTAACTAACACAATATTGGTCAAAATTTGACCTTGTAAGATTTCTTTAGAGCTATATGGATCCAAGATATTTGAAACGTTGTCTTGAATCATATTCAAAACACGGTCGCCTGTTTGGATACGTTGCAGCTTGGGCATTAGTACGTTCCCCAGTTGGTGCCAGCACCAGAACCAGTAGGGAACCAGAAATCGGCGTACAGGTTATCAGAGACCTTCGCTGGGCTACCTGCATCACGGCTTTCGGCCATGGCTTCAATGCGCCTAATAAGCATTTGCTTTTGAGCCATCAAAGCGGATACGTCAGATTCTTCTTTTTGCATGGCTTTGATTGCAGCGTCGACGATGATGTATTCAGTCCACCCAGAAATACCATCAGCTGCATCGGTATCAGATGCCAACGTAGTCATGCGCGGAACGTACCATAGGCGAATCCTTTGGTTTGCAGCGGGTACTGGTGTGAACCAGATTTTATCGCCATTCAACCGATAACGTAAATTTGTGAGACCATAAAATGATTGAAAATTAGGGACAGCATACCGATTGCGATCAATGAATTCAAAAGGACGAACAGTAACGTAACTGTCAGAACTATTAGATAGGCCAAGGTCCACACCCAAGAGCTTGTATACAGGCGGAGAAGTAGGGAGCGAATATTGGTCGTTAGTGCCATCAGTTGTAATCGTATAAGCAGGGGCCACATAATAGTTATCTCCATATTTGGAGACGAGAAGGTCATAAAGCTCAAAATAGCTTTGGTTGATGTAACTATTAAATTCTGCATCGGTGACAAATTGACTATTAACCATATCAGAGCGTTGTCTAGCCGCAGTCCTCAATTCAAGGAGTGTCATAGTGGTTGCCATAAAAACCCCAAAATAAAAGCCAAGGCATGGTAAAACTCACACCTTGGCAACGGAGAGTGACCCGGATTTACAATTAGTATTCTTCTTCTTCTTCTTCTTCTTCAGGCTTATATTCTTCATGTGGCTCAGCGTCCACTTTGAAGAAAATAGCCCTTAGAGCATTATACGCACCCATCGCATCTTTTCCAGCTACCGCATCAAGAAGGTCTTGGCCAAGGGCTTCACATTCATCGCGGTCACTAGATCCTTCATCCTCTGTCTTTAAATCTTGGCCATGCATCATCGAAACGATGACGGTAGCCGCTTTCTTTTTGTCAGGGATGATCATGCCTCACCCTTTCCTTTCACGGAGCTATTGCGGTAACACACATCAAAATAAAGAGCGGAACCGCTAGCAGGATCAACAGGTGCACCAGATGCATCTTTACATACAAAATAAAGTACCGCGCCTGCAGTGCTAGGAGCATCCATCAGCTGAGGATCGCCGACCAGTTCAATGCCGTACACGCCCGAATCACCTACAGCCTTAACGGTGCCAGTACCGGATCCAGCACCAGAGGCTACAAATGCCACACCAGGCGCGGCTGTAACCCCAGCTGGCAGGCCTACAAGGCTATAGTCTGTGCTTCCTACGGTTTGAATCACATAAAGGGTACCGGAAACAAACGAGCCAGCGGTAACAGCCGAGCCAGTTACCGGTGCGACAACGCGAGCATGAAAGCTGAGGAAACGGTGATAGTTATCTTCAAGTTTTAGCTCATAAGTACCAGCGGCTTTACGGGTTAGGCTTGCCACTCCAGAACCTTTGAGAGCGCTAGTAGCACCAGAAGCGCCGATAGCTGCAGAGCCCTCAATCCATACGGGATAATGAGTAAGGGAGAAAAAGAATTGTTGGAAAAATCTGTTAGCCATTGCTTTTACCTTTTTTAGAAAAAAAGGCACACCCGGTTAAGGGTGTACCTTCAAGTTAGGAAAATTAAGCAGAGAGAGTTACGTTTGCATTATAGCCAGGAGCGTTGCAACTGGGCATAGCGTAGTAACCGATTCTTACTTCCCCTGCGTCTGCGTTACTCACCCGCAACATTTCCAAACCATCTCCATACCTTAGGATCTGCGGCGCGTCTCCTAGGCTATTGAGTGTCCAGGTGTTCATCTGGAGCAGGTAAGCTTTTTGAGGTTGGCAGTTACGGTCTGGGAACACTTTAATCATGCTGTTTGCACCGTTGACCATGATGCCACGGAAGGCAATGTCAGCAGGACCTTTCATGTCCACGTATTGCACTTTGGATCCAAGGCTCTTTTCAAGAGCTGCGTAGGATGCAAAGTTAGTGATGCAAACGTCAGGCTTGCCACCCTCTCGCGCGAGCAAGCTAGAAGAATCGATCAAGGATTCTTCGATGGATTGAGCGGATCCGTCATACCGGATTCCTGCGAGCCTCGTAACATCCTGTGACCTGTCCACCCCAAAAAAATTGTCTCCAGCGGTAGGTGCAGAGGTAGGGAGCCAAGCTGCCAAACCTTTAACCTTGGCGTTGACGTCACCTTGGACGAGCAAGTAATCAGCAGGTGCCCAGCTTGCAGGTGTGCCAGCGGAACCGCCTAGGCCAGTAGCAGAAACCGTCACGGTTCCAGCGCTACGGTTAACAGCGATTACGTAACCAAGAGCTGCGCGTGGAGTACCGCCATCAGTAGCGTTGGCTTGCAACGTTTGATTAACTTCAAACTGGACCACATCAGCAGGGTTGCTGAGAGTGATAACACCAGTGGAGATAGAGCCTACTTGGCCGATGGAACCAGTGCCCGAACGAAAGAGAGCAGAAGCAAGCGAGTTGGTGATGGAGCGAAATGCGCCGTCAACCACAAGTTTTGCGCCTTCGAGAAACGACATTTTGTCGGTCCGGGAAGCAAGCATCGTCTGGTTGTCGATGGTAGCGATGGAATAATCTGCAGCGCGAGTCAGCAAGAACGATTGGATCTGAACAGGAGACTGGTTGCCTTGGGCGTTAGCAAAAGTCGCGGATCGACCTTGGGAGACGCCCGTGATGATCGGAATTGGCTTATACTTACCGCCGAAGTCCGTTTTCTTGGGAATCATGGCCAAAAAGGGGTTGTCGGAATAGACGAGGTTTTCAACTACCTGGCCATCGTACAGCTCCTTTAGAGCTGCGTTCATCGCTGTAAGGTTTAAATAAGGTCCAACCGTAGGCATAGTAAGCTCCTAAAATGTTATTGATCTAAAGCAGCAAGCGCCCGTGACATCCTGTCAGATTCGACACGTGGAGACACAAGGCTAGGAGTGCTAGATGTGTAATTGGTATTAGTTAGTGTCTTGCGTTGCTGCGCGGAAGGCTGAGGAGTTGCATTAGGTTCTTCTTGCGGTCTAGAGACTTTCGACGAAAGCTTCTTGGTTGCAAGGGATTTTTCTACCTGTTTTTCTAGATAAGCTTCTACTAGATCGCAGGCCTCAGGGATCGACAATACTTTATTAGTCTTCGCAAAATATTCTTCGACAGTATCATACACTAAGTCAGCTGAATCATACAAGTTAGTCAATTCATACTTGTCAGATTCGCGCTTTAAAAAGGTCCCAATCTCTGTCTTAAACTCAGTGATTACGGCTTGCTCTCTTTGTTCAGCTGCCTTCTTGGCTCGCTCTTGAGCTTCCTGCCTGTCTAGCTCGCGTTGCCGCTCAACGCTTTCAAGCTTTTCTTGCAAGGCCTTAATCTGGCTTTCGGTGCTAACTGTATTATTGTTCAAAATATAATCAGTCAGCTCTTTGTAACTAAGTCCGTGTTCTTCGAGGAGTGCCAAGGGGTTTTGGCGGTAGCTTTCTTTTTTGGAGCGACTACCATCGATCTCCTGCCTGAGCCGAGCAATTTCCGCCTTTTGTTGCTCCATCGCTTCCAGCTGCGCCTTGAGCTCCTGCCTTTGTTTGACAACGGCTTGTTCCTTTTTAGCTAGAAATGCAAACCTGTCGGATACTCGCTCCTTAGGTACTTCAGGAACAGGAGCCTCTGGGGTGTCTGGTGTTTCTTGGACTGGTACTTGATTGTCTGCAATCGCTTCCATTTAAACCTCTTATGCAACCATTGGGACATTAGGGACTAATTCAGATGGAGCCATGGGCATTGCAGGTGCTTGAGGCTCTGGCATCATTTGTTGACCAGCGGTGAGAGCCATATTGCTGAGCTCATCAATCTCGCTGATGAAGTCTCTGAGGATTTGAATATTCTCCTCAGGTGCGCCCTGCGTCTTAGCAAAAGGCAGATATTGCAAAGCTAGCTCGCGAGCCAAGGTTAGATCATCATCTGGCTCGGGATGATACACGGTTCCATTGTCGATCATGTCTTCAATGACTTTATGTAACCACTCCTCTTGGGCGTTGCCTAAGTCTTCGGCGCGTTCAAGGTCCGGGAAATCAAGCAAACGACGGCCAGCCCTAGGGCTAATGAAACCTGCCTGGATGTATTCGGTAATGGTCTGCAGCTGACCTGCAGGATCAGTAGGCAGTTTAGAAACAGGGTAAATTTTGAGGGTGTATTCATCATCTTCTAGATGGATTTGCTTCCAATCAAGAGTATCTAGGAATTTCTTGCCGGGGGTATTTACCCGATAAGATTTTTCCCTAGCATAGATATCTTTAACAACATCAATAGCAAGCTTAGAAACATGGATATAAAACTGTTCATATTCATGACCTACAGACATGAATCTCTCGGTTTCAATATCATTGTATTCCCTAAGAGCCTTGCCAGAGTTGAGCCCTGCAGGTTTCTGGCTTGTCGCTGATAGCTGGCTAATCCCGGCTTGCTCAAAAGCTTGGCCTTTAAGGGTTTGCAGATGCGCGTAAATCTCAGGCGGAACGATAGGCGGGCTAACATAGGTTGGAGGAGTACCGGTGTAATTGATTAGGACGCCTATGTCGTTTGAGATATGCTCCTTAACTATCTTAGATCCATGCTCAAGGAATACTTTAAAGGTCCCTGCCATATGCATAGATCGCTGGATAACCCAAAGTAATTTATTGATTTCTAGCTGAATGTTTTGAATTTGTTCAGCTAGTCCCTGTCCCCAAAAGCCATACAGGCGATCAGACCAATGCAGGAAAGCAAACGGGAAGTAACACTTCTCCCATAACTCTTTGAATAAAATACCCTCGGCAATGCTAATGACGTGCATCCCGTCCTTGGCGTCTTTGCCAGAAGGCAAATGCCAGGATTCGACGACCGAGATTTGATCCGCAATGTTTTGGAAAGTGCCAGTAATATCTATAGTAGCTGCATTGGCACCCATAATCAGGTCTTTGTGATCCGGGTACAGCTCGGCTAGTACCGACCTGTCTACATTCTTTACTCTGTGCATCTGTCTAGGATGCCCGTAAAAGCTTTCCATCTGATCAACGTAAATTTCGGAAGCTATCACCCGCTCAAACTTGCAGCGTCCTTCATGCTCAAAGACATGAAGAACACCAGTACCCCAAACAAGTGCATCTCGGAAGCATTTGGCTCCCAGCTTATACATCTCATTTTCGTAAAAAATACCGTCCACAAACTTGTCTAGCTGTTTGGCTTTACGTTGAACCTTCCAGGTTGCGCCCGAAGTAATAAAGCTAGGCTTTGGCCGGTTCTTGCTAATCTTGCTGACTAGAGTGTCGACGCAGCTTTGAATGACGTTATAGCTAACCCGGTCCTTTAATGTAGCCTGGGTGCTTTGGATCTTGCTGAAGCTAAGACCATTGATACCCATGATGTTGGTATTACCGTATAACCTAGCTGAAATTTGATATTGGGTTTGCCGCTTGGCATCAGCATTTGCAAGGCTAGTGACAGTCCCGACAATAGCTTGGGCAATCTCTTGAGGATTCTTGAGAGCCCACCATTTTTTGCCGCTATCGGTAGGACGTACATCATTAGGGTTATTAAAGGAGCGATAGTCAATAGGCATAACTACTCCGGCTTATCTGCTTTAATGTCTGGCTCGTATTGCGTTGACCAATATAGTAGCTCATCCTCAGTTGGAAGTTTAGTATCAGCCTCAATTTCATCTAGGGCTTGGGCAGGGTATGGCGTTGAGCCAGGCGTGAACCGCATGTGAAAATGCTGGTGCCCGTTGCTTACATTAAATTCCGTGGCATTGTTCTTCTTAGCCAGCCTAATCAAATCCCTGATCGTCGTAAGATTCAAGTCCAGGTGTCCAGGTGATCGGGTCGTCATTCGATTCCTCTAGGTCTTTTTCTAACTGTTCTAGAATTAATCGCTCTTGCTCAGCCATCCATTCATCGCTACCAGGCTTAGATATCGGTGCCTCTACAGTCTGGCTAACCCAATGGAGGCTTTCCCGGAACGCATAGAGGACGGCATCGGCAATGTCTGAGTGATACACATCACTGATCACTAGCCTGTCGCCGTTATTCTTAGCCCGGTCCCACTCTACTAGCCTGGTATCGCTAGCAAATGGACCATCAGACTTAGCCAGCAATTGGCCGTTGCGTAGGGCGTCGTTCAGTAATTCAATGTATTCAAACTTTCGAGCCTTTTCAGCTGCCCGGATCGGCAAGCCAAACCGCTTCTTGAGCTCCTCGACAATCTTTTTGCCAAGTCCCCCGGCATCCATGACCACGGCCAAAGGATTGTATTGAGCGACCAGCTTATCTAGCTGTTCAGCTAATTCAGAGATACCCTGCTTTTCCTTGACCAGCTCATAAACCAGATGCACAGGGCTTGGCTGGGGTTTAGATCCTGGGTAGTGCGTGGCTTGGTTCCACCCAAGAACAGCTATGGCATCGGCATCATTGTAGCCAAGGTCAACACCGATCACATAACTGGGATTGGTCTCTTTAAATATAGCAAAGTTATTGCGGTTATCATCGTATTTGAACACCAGGGCATTGCTATCAGTCACCCACTTTCCAAAACACTCGCGCTGTATTTTAGGATCAGAGGGCAGTACACCCATGCGCTTACAGTCTTTTAGGATAAGATCCATGGGCTTTTTACCCGACTTGCGCTCAAGCCAGGGGTTTTGGAGCATTGTCCAGCCATGGTGCGACCATGTATTAGATTGGCTCGCCTGATAAAAATAGCCGACAGGTACAGGAGCGGGGGTGCCAATGAGGCACAAAGTCCCATCGTAATCAAATAGTGACTTGGATAATACATCATCAACTAGACTTTCGATGTATGGGCGGAACGCTTGGGCTTCGTCGATGTACACCTTGACGAGAGGAAATCCCCGATACTTCTCAACTTCTGTCTTATCTTTGGCACCGGAAAAATAAATGATATGTCCATTTGGAAATCTAATTGAAAGTTCAGTTTCATTGGGAACACCCCCAAGCTCATGCTTTCGATTGATTTCCAGGATCTCTGCCCAAATGATGCGCTTGGCATTAAGGCGGGATAACGTGATGTAGAGGCTAGCGCATTTAGGCTTTTGCAGTGCGGTATCTAATAGGTCTACAGCACAGGCGATCGTCTTACCAGCACGACGAGAGCATACCGCGACCTTATAGTTCGCCGGATCGCGGATAAAGGCTATTTGCTCATCAAAGCAAAAAGCCTCAACGCTAAAAGACGGTGGCCTTTTAGCTATCTCCTCTAGCGCAATCCTCAATTCATCATCGGTTAGCTTCATACTGCCTTGTGTAAAGCTTTTGAGCCTCAGTTAGAGCCAAATGCACCGCATCTTTGAGATTTGGCTTGATATCAATTAGGCTATTTTTAAAACGCATGTACCGCTTACCATCAAAAGTCTCTTGGTAAACTTCAAAAAGATTTTCGTTATCAACAATAATAATGCGTTGATCTTTAGATGTTTCAAACTTGTAAGTAGTTCTCATTTCAATTTGATCCAAACAATATTAGGAAGACCAACCACGTATTGGCTTTTATCCTGCAATTCGATGTGTAAACCATGCTCGCACAACGTCATGATGCAGTGATCTTTATCGGCGTCTAGGCTTAACACTGGTTTGTAGGCAATATGCACACCAGCATGAAAGCCCACACGCTGTACATCAGCACCAGAAGTGACCACTTCTCGGCATGGCACATCATCGATTAGATCATAAGGAACCTGCGTAACCTCACCATCAATAGGTGGAGTTAGCTTTCTAGGTCTGCCTCTTCTTCTTGGCTCTGGTAAGTCTGCCATGTCTTCGCGTCCAATAAATACGGGTTGAATATTAGCTTAGAGTACTTAAGCGTAATTTTTCCAGCGTCATAAGTAAAAAATGGGTACCAAAATTTTTTATGCTCAGAAAAATCTGGGAACACTGACTGCAGCAAAGTCTTGGCTATCCCAAGACCTCTAAAAGCTTTCTTGACGTACAAATAAAAGATCGTGTCAGGACAATCATTAGCCCAGAGATAGCCGAAAACAATACTAGGATCCTCAGCTAGTACGCATAGCTTGAGGATGTTGCCCTTTCTCTCTAGTACTCGGTCCACAATGTTGTGAAGCTCTAAGTAATAGTTAGAATCAGGGATTAACCTGGTATGTGGACTAGAATGTTTGTAATGGTTGAGAAAGCTATTAAAGAAAAAAGGCATGTCATCTGCAACAGCGTCACGAATTGCAATCTGTTCTTCCATCACCCTACCTTTTCCTTAACTAGCTTGATCAGCTCAGAGGTAGGCATAGATTTAATCTTGTCGGCTTTGTCAGGATTCTCAGCCAGAGGTTCCTTGACTTCGCGCCATTGGCAGCGTGTCTTAAGCCAAAAGATGGTCATAGCTGGTTGTTCGCCGGACGTGGCCATGGTGAAAGCGGTTTGCATGACCTGCATCGCCGAATGAGCTGCGCCTACGTCTACAGCTGCCCTCAACTCGGGGTAAATTTCTAGGTGCTGTTCAAAAGCTCTAAGACACACCCCGACGATGTGAGCCATTTGCTTGTGGGTAGCGCCTAGTCCAGCATAGCGCTCAAGCATTTTAATTTCTTCGGGAGTGTACTTTCTGCGTTCCTTAGCCATGTTGTTCCACCCTGTAATCAAAGTATGGTTGATTACATTCTGGCAGATAAGCTAGAAATTCTACATTCCTACGCTCTAAAATTTTACAGTGTTTGGCGAATTCTGCATGTATCTCATCGCTGCAATCTACTGATATCATTATAACATCATAGCATTGTTCGCCTTTAAACCTATGCAAGTATTCGCACAGGACTAAACATTTTTTCTTGAATTCTCTAGTCCGGTCGCGGTAAAACGTACCCATTCAATCTCCAACCGCCTGGAGGGATGGCTACCCCCAGGCAGGAACACAGTAACAAAACGGCGCAAGGCGTTTCGTCGACTATGTTAGCGCTAAGTTTGTGCAATGACTGCTGTTAAGAGGTAAGCATAATGAAGAATGGATTACAACAGGAATTATATAGGCTAGTCGATGAAATCTTAAAAGATTACTTTACCCATGTAAGAGGCCTACAAGTAGGACATGAACAGGCTAAGAAGGAGCGAGATAGTGGAAATCCTAACTGGATTGATTGGCAGCGTGATCGGGATTAGCCTTTACTGGCTAGGCTATAATCTTGGATACAAACAGGGAATTAGATCCGGGGTACTGATCCGCGATCTAGATCCTAGAATTCGACACTGGTGGCTCAAAACAAAATAGCTAGGGACCACCCCTAGCTACATTGTCAAACGTGTCTAAAACACCCGAAAGAGAGCGAGTTAAATGTTTTAGACAAAATTACTGTACTAAATAGAACGTAACTTGCAAGTCTAGATCCGGGATATCTGCCTCTAGCTCTGGGACTAGGGCAGTCTGGGCGCATAACTTGCCGATGATTTCAACGGCATCAGCTCCCTTGATACTGTAGGCCTTGATCCGGTCGCAGCCTTCAGGGGTGAGCTCAAGCCATTCTAGGACTACAGCGGGCAGGATTAACCTGGTGCCTTGGCGTAATGTCGCCAAAGTAGCCAGGTTCAGAACGTCTCTTGGGATTTCCTGCTTTGAGTTGATCGGGAAGCTGCCTAGCTTGGTCTTAGCTTGGCCTACAACGTCCACACCTACCTTGTAGTCCGTTATCTCTGAGACTGTAATTGTCACCTCAGCGTCTAGGATGGCCTTGGAGCTGCGCTCTGGCACATACACATAGCGCCACCGGTCGCCTACTTCCAAAGGCTTGGATATAGGCTGAGCCAAAAACTCGCGCTTGGTTTTGGGCGTAAAGAAACCGCACCCAGTTAATAGAAATAATATTAGCAGCTTGCGCATGATAACCCCTTTTTGATGTATGGGGTTATTATATCATGCCCAGCTGATTTGGACTAAGCGCTTGCCCTGCTCGGCTAGCTGTACCTGAGTTTGATAGCCCAGCACGGATAGGATGGGCAGGATGGCATCTGCATCTACTTCCCGTAGGACTACCCAGTCAGAGTACATCCCTTTACGTGCAGCGCTCCTAATAGCCTTTTCTGCCATCTCCATGGCCTTGGCAGGGTTAGCAGCGTTGGCCTCGTCGGCCATGGCTTTGGCTTCGCTAGCGTTCATCAGTGCATCCCTTCCTTTGCCTCAGCTTCTTGTAGCACCCCACAATAGATGTAAGCCTTAAGGATCATGTTAGCTGCAAAGGCTAAAGCAGGGATTAGGCTTGTATAGGTCTCCTCGATATTCTTTTCCTGCTCATGATCGTAGTACCTCACCACTACCTGCTCATCATCTAGCCTCTCAAACTCAAACCTAGCTCCCATAGGCATTTGCCAAACTAACTTATCCACAATTACACCTTTGAATTTTTATAGGGTGCATTACCATGAAATCACTGCATATTTTTTGCCCATTAAGGGCACTCCACCTTGCCAACCCCATGTAATATTAAAACCCATGGGTTCATATATATTTTTTATGTTCCTTTCTATTCCAGATACTCCCTTTTCTGCCTCAGAATAATACACAGCACTGTAATCGCCTTGTTCAGCTGCCTCTAAAATCAGTTCATCAATGTCTTGTTTCAACAATCGTTCCAGCCCAGCGTTGGTGTTATCGCTTACTGCCCTAGCTACCTTCGCAGTCAATGATCCTTGCTCAGTTGTCATGCTGTCTCCTCTTCCAGTGGGGCGGGATATACCTTGCTGCTCATTTAACAGGCAACAGCTTTATCAGGTTGGTGGCTAGGTTGGTTGCTGGCAAGTTGTTGGGTTGCTGGCAAGTTGTTGGCAAGTTGTTGAGATAAGTAACTGATATCATTCTGGTTGTTGGAGTTGACGCCAAAAAGGGGGGGTCTACTTTCTCTAGAGAGAGAGTACTGTCTATATACCTATACACATACATACACCTGTATACATATATATATAAATATATACATCAACTCAACAACCTACAACAATATCAAAAACTTATACACGACAACATACCCAACAACTACCCAACAACCTACCAACAACCGAGACAAAAAAAAGCCTTCAGACTACTGAAGGCCTAATGACTGGTATCAAAATGATACTACCTGATGTTTTGCTGGTCGGTGCGAATGTAAAGAGGGTTGATCGAAACACCTATGCCCTCCCACCAGTAATCGACGTGGTTAGTCCCTGGTCGTTTGCTGCCCTTCAATATAAATCTCTCACCTAACCACTTCTTAAAATCTAAGCGTTCTTTTTTTGTAGAAAAATGATCACAGATTAATTCCCACATTATTCCCCTAGCTGTCTTTAACTCTGGACTAACTACGCAATATTTTTCAATAATAAAATGATATGGAGTTTCATTGTCATCAATAATGCTATTAATAGAATCAGTTGAGCGTTTTATAAGCTCATTATTAGGGCAATAGTCTAAATACAATTCTATACATTTGCTAATAAAATAAGGTAGTTCTTCTCGTAACAGATCGTCATAATGAGATTGAGGCTCACCAGAAAAAGGTTTCCATTCGCAATAAATGATCCGCCTTTTGTCGGATATCTCAGAGCTAATCCCTGGCTTGCTGTTTGAGACAAAGATGAGCTTGGCCATGGGTTTGATCGTAAATACTCGCCCACCCTTCTTTTCCACCCTGATCGAATCATTGCCGGTTAGGGACTTGAGAAGGCCACTTGTAACGAACGAGGTGTTATTGGTGTCTGGGAATACTACTAGCCTGGCATCTTTAATACTGTAGGTCCAAAATCTGTCGTTGAAGCTCGGCTCAACTTGACTCGAAAAGGTATGCTTTAAGACTTCGCCTAAAAGCTCGACAAAAGTCCCCTTTCCATCGTTACCTTTCCCGTACATCCAAACGTATTGTTGCCTGTTAGACTTAGGAAAAAAAAGACTACCTACGAAAATCTTGAGAGCTAACCCATTGTCTATCCTGGAAAACATCTCATCAAATAAAGGTGTAGGTCCATTTTCCAGCTTAAAGGGCAGCCTCCTCATAACGAGGTGATCGTCACCCTGAAATCCATATAATGGTGGGGTTTCAATGGAAGGTGTTACCTTGGACCAGTATTTAACAGCTCCCTCAATATGTTGAGCTGTCATGTCTAGCAAGTCCCTAAACTCACCATGAACCACGCCTGAAATTTGTTCTTCTACGGCGTCAAGATGACAGTCTACTAAGTCACGATCAGGGGTGACTTCGTAAAGCTGTTTTGAACCATCCAAACTTCTCAAAAAAACGAATGATTTTGATGGCTTTTTTAGTTTAATGCCATTTTGTTCCATCCATTCGCAAACATTCCCGTTTAGCCAGTCAGCAAACAGAGCTTGTTTTTGGGCGGAGCTAAGTGAGGTAGGATTTTTTCCGGTAGAAGACTTTTTTCTGTCTGCGTTTTTCTTATCGGAGCGTTCTTGCAGGTTATGAATAGTTCCAAGATTGCCCTTGTTTTCTACATCTGGCATGATACAACCACCTTCGCATGGATACAGGGTTTGATACACCCACGAATTGATTGACCAGTAAGCGCTAACTACTGGTCAATTTTTTTTAGCTTTCGACAAAACGCTTTAAGGCGCTTGTGTACGTAGTTTCTAATTCGTGGTCGGAAAACTCAGCCCTATCAAACGGCGAATTCCTCAAAAGTTCAAGGACTTTTTGGGCTGGGGTTCCAACGTTAAGTAATTCTAACGTTGAAACATAAATAGAAATATTACGGCCATGCCCAAAAGTTATGCCTTTCTTAATAAAATTATCAACATGATTAGGTATTCTATTGCCTTTATGTTTAACATAAAGTCTCATCGCATCTTGAATGGTTACAGATGGTTTTTCCACAGCTTTTACAGGCTGTTTAAAGCCATCAAAGTTAGCGAAGACGATCTTTTGGCAGGGATAAAACGCCCTTGTGGCATCCTTGCAAATACTGTCGAAAGCTTCATTGATCTTGAGGATTCTAGTTACGTTGTACTCATATTCCTCAATCGTCTCAATCCTGCGTTCCCATTGGGTGATAATTCTAAAGCGATCCTGAGGCGGGTAGACCGTGTCTTTAGTGAATTTCTCCTTTTGGTGACTGCGAGTAATGCCAATCACACAAGCTGAATCACACCAGTCCTCAATGGCTTGAGCCAGCGGATAGATCACTTCTCCTGTATTATCGACGTCAAACCCAACAAAGTCTGAAAACAGGAAATTAGCTTTCGCTCTGTACGGTTCCTTTAAGGCGGCAGGAATCCAAGTGTATCTTGTGGCAATCGCTCCCAAATATCTTAAATCTAAATGCTCCAAGTTCTTGAAGCCCTTAGCAAATTCGTATACCCCTGGTACTATTGGGTAATAGGCAGCCATCTCGTGATCTCCATGTGAAGGAGTTTTATATATGCTGATCGCCGGTATCGATCCAGGCAAAAGCGGAGCATTAGCAATTGTCCAGGACGGCAAGATTATAGACTACGCCCTACTTGCTAATGTAGTGCCACGATACTGGCTCCTTGAGCGCAAGTGTAAGATTGTCTATATCGAGCAAGCGCAATCATTCCCAAAGCAAGGGATTGCTTCGGCTTTTAATTACGGTCGGGATTTTGGCTATATGCTGGGAACACTCGCAGGTTCAGGAATGATCATTCATCTAGTACGTCCTGCAGTGTGGGCTAAGCGGATCCATCAGGGCTCTCCAAAAATAGACGATGCCAAAGAGCGGAGCCTGTGGTGTGCTCGCCATCTTTGGCCTGAGAGGTCTTTTCTTGCCACGGAACGCAGCTCTAAACCGCACGATGGCTTGATCGACGCTGCCCTTATAGCCCACTACGGCTATCTTAATGAGCTAAGCCCAGCGGCTTTGCAGAGCTGCCCCGCAATAGACCCAGACGCTCCAATTCTAGATTGACATTATAATCACCGATCATTATATCGGCTGTCAGTGTACCGCATGGTAATTGACTAGTTTTTATATGAATATGACCTGTGCCATCCAATTTGCTATCTAGCCAAAGAACCGCTTTTTCTGCTCTTTTTACTTCAAACGGTGTTGGATCCTGTGGCATGTCCAAACCCGAAAGCCGCAATGCTACCATGGTCCAAATATAAAAACCCAAGTCTACATAAAGTAATAAAGTATCATCATCGATCACTTGCATGAATTGCGCTTTGTATTCGTGCATTTAATCCTCGGCCATAGGTTCAAAGGACGCACAAATAACAGGATCACCAGCGGGAGTTACATGAAGTACCATGTATCCGCGATTAGTGACCAAATACTCCACACCCGAATCGGTGCAATAATGCTCAATCACAGTCCCAAACGGAGCCGTAATTGAGCTGGAAAATTTGAGGTCTTTAGATAATGGGCCAAGTAATGCGCTTAGCATTAAATAGGCAACCATCGTGGTAACTATCACGATTAGAGCTGATCTCATTCATTCCTCAAATTCCTTAAGTTCTTCTAAACATTCCACTAAATGATCAAAGGCATCAGGGTGCTCGGTTTCTGCATACTCTTCAGCTGCCCGGACTACTGCGATCATTCTGACAAGTAGCGCACGATGGAGGCTTGTCATTTTAAAAGGACGCTCACCAAATAGATGAGCAACATCATCCATATCCATATTAGGCCTCGGCTTTTGGTGCTTCTGGCTTAGCAATTTTAGAGAGCTCTTTAGCAGCTACTGCGCCACACTTTTTAGCTGCAAGGTCCAGGACGTGGACAACAGGTTTAAGGACGACCACGACGAGTTGAGCCAAAAAATACACCAATGCACTAAGCAAGCATTTCCATTCGCACATATTAGAATCTCCTTAGGGGTTTCCAAAATGTTAACAGTCGTCCGTTTCGATGTCTAGTATCGTGACGTGGCTGGCTTTTTTGTCGGATTCGCTAGCATAAAGGGCCTCGTCCCATAGCCCTTTAACGACAAGGTAAGATTGGTTTCTAGTGGACTTAAAGAGCTGCACCCCAAACCCTATGTCGGTGCCAACAAAGTTGACGAGCCTGCCAAACCTGTCGGTGATCTGTAAACGATACACCCCGCGCAAAACTTCCCGAACCAAGGCCACTTGCGGGGGTTGCCAAGGCAAGACAAGCGTAACTTTGATGATGCGGGGGTACATAAATCCCTCTAAGGTGTGGCTACTATTGTATAAAATCTCTCGCTCTGAGTTAAGTTAGGTCCAGCTACCCCTATCCCTACATTTGTAACGTTTGGGTTAAGTAGGACAAACCTATGGCTAGGGCTACGGAGCCAGCCAGTAATTGCATAAGTAACCCCAGGATATCCACAAGCTACAATCTCCCAGCCACCGCGAATCAGCTGCCCACCACATAGCTCTACCCGCTCCCGGACGCCCTGGCCTGTGACTGGATCAAAGTGAGCACAAATATTGAGCCTCCACGTCCGTTTAGCCCAGCTCCTGGCAGCACAAGAGAGGGTGGTATCTAGTACTACAGGCCTAAGACCAAACTTCGCCCTAGTCGCATTGACTTGGGCTAGCATGTACTCTTGAGTCTCCGATAACGGTTCTTTAGCGTATTCTTGGACTATTGCGCTAGGATAACCACCCACCATAAATCATCCCCCGCTACCCCGATGGATTTAAATCTGTGGTCTCTGAGAAGCCGGTATTCCCTTTTGTAAATTGGCAAAGTGTCAAACCAGGACTCTTCTGTCAGGTATTGGCAAACAAGGAGCTGTTCGCCGTATGTCCAAGGGTAGCCACAAGCCTTGGACCTATCCCTGGGGGTTTCACCCTTAGGACCAATAGAGGTGCATTTACGCTCTTTAACTATGTAATCTAGCTGATACTTTGCAGCGCAATTAAGGCGGTAGTCTTCAAATAGTTCTTTAGCGTTCCAATCTTTTCGATAGTCATTTACAAGGATGGTAATATTGTGATCACTTGGTTTAAAACCAAGGCAAAACAATATGATAGCCATGTACCGCGCCAAGAACATGCTACCCGCCATCTAAACAATTTTATATTAAGTATAGCACAGACTAGTATGGACATGGTGAGAAGCGGTGAGAAATAAGGCAGGAGTCCGAGAGGGCTAGTCTGTGCTTTACTGCAGAAGCCTTATATTGTATAACTATCGTCCCTTAAGCAAGCTAAAAGAGGTGAGCTATGGACGAATGTAAATGGAGCTATGCGAAGGACGGAACGCATAGGGAATTTATCTTGCCCGGTCCTTTCTTTAACGCGAAGGGCAAGAAGATTTGCCAGGACTGCTGCAAATACCTCGGCTTAGTCGATCCTATTGAAAAAGAGCCAGCTGGACCTGCTACCTTAGTCACCCAGGAAGACCGGGACATTTTCCATTTGTTGCAAGCCGCGCCTCTCCCTGAATGGGACCAGAAATTTATTTCCGATATTGCAAAACGTCATGAATTATCAGCTAAGCAAAGAAAAGTATTTGACCGTATTAAGTCGCAACATCTCAAAACTACTGCGAAAACAGAGGAGCCAGCAAAATATGACATCCCAGATGACGCTTTCGACCTATTCTAATAACCTGCCAGCCAATCAAAACGAATGGGCATTATTGCTAGATCAGGCTAGGTGCTTCCTACAGTCTGGATTATTGCCCAAAGCCCTGCAAAAGCCTGAGCAAGTCGTCCTAGTCATGCTTAAGGGCAGGGAGCTAGGTATCCCACCCCTGCAAGCCCTGAGCCATATTAATGTCATAGGCGGCAAGCCAGCTATGTCGGCTGAGCTTATGCTTGCTCAAATTCTTAAGCTGCATCCCAAGACACAGTTTAAATTCCCTGAGCGCACTAATGAGCGCTGCACTATCTCAGTCAAACGGGCAGGGTTTGACTTTGAAAGCTTTACTTTCACCATTGATGATGCGCGGAAAGCCGGGCTACTCAGTAACCCTAGCTGGAACAAATACCCTCGGGCTATGCTCCACGCTAGAGTAGTGTCTGAGATGGCTAGGAGCTTATTCCCGGACGCCATCGCCGGAATTAGCTATACCCCTGAGGAGCTAGGTGCGGTAGTCGACGAAAATGGAGATGTAATTGAAATCTTGAGCGAGACTCAAGAGGCATTACCCGCACCTGAGCCGAAGCCTGTGACACAAACTAGTGCCCCTAGTGCCACTCCTTGCGCCCCAACGGTTTCACCTGAAAAGCGCATTATGATTTTCCAGGCTCATAACAAGAAGCTGGTGCAGGTGGCTCGGGAAGTCCTAGCGCAACAGCTCAAGCCCGAACAGGTAGAACGCGCCCTGACTCTGCTGGAAGGCAAACAGTGGTCTAAGGCTACTGTGACCGAGATTATTGACACGGTTAAATTTGAATCTGAAGTATACGAAACATTTGCAAACTAGGTGATATATGCAATTAACAGTCCAAGAATTAATGGTACTGGCCACGCTCAAAGGCCAAGCTGAAAGCCGGGTTAAATTTGAAACCCAGGAAGGCTATCAATTTACCTTTGAAGACTATGCCGTCCTAGCAAAAGTCCTCGAAGGTTTTTCTAGCTCTCAGATTAAGGTAAGGCTCAGGAAGCCAAAGCGTCTAGCTCAGCCCAAAACCTAAGAATACCTTGAGAGCGGACCAAAGCCTCCGACACTGTGAGGCTTGGTTTTTTTCTCCATTCATAGTGCGGTCCATCTGCGCTTTTAAATGTCCCACCCCATATCAGCTTATCTAGATCAAAAAACTTAGAAATGACTTTGGGATCAAAGTCCCAGCTCCACCGTTTATCATCAAACAGTGCTACATCAGCCGCTATACCGTATTGATGCCATGATTGATATGCTTTGGAATTGGACACTACCTTCCCTGGCTGTGTCCTGCCCTGGGCATATATTTGATCTTGCCTAGCTGGAGACCTGAAGGTCTCAAATACAGCTAGAGGGTAGCCCGCTTTATTCGCCTCAGCTACGCCCAAAAGTAGTACGTCCCTCATTGGACTGTACAGTAGGTTAAGCGAATTCAAGCGGGCAGGTTCCTTCATAGCACACCTACAATAATTTCATAGCAAGATTTGAATACCTCAGCTGCCTTATCGTCGATAGGGCTAGACGTATCTTTTACCGCTTTATCAATAGCCTTAAAAATATTGGCTTTTGTTTCGCGATCTAAAAGAATACTTTTAAGAGTTTTTAAAAGCCAAGCTTGTAGCATGTTAATACCCGTTGGTTTTAAGGTGTACTCGCAGCGTCCCAGTCCCACTAGCATGGTCCCAAAATATACGAACCCAGTTAGCGCATACGTCGGTAAAGGAATAGGCTTGTAGTTCGGAACCAGTTAAGTCTGCACCTGATCCGTATGTTACAAAATTAGCTGGAGTGCTGCCAATTGGATCACAGCTTACTTGGAAATAAGCTTTACCTTTGGCTGTTCCTGTCAAAACATGAGCATGCATACCCATGCTAAAGACGGAAGCAATTTCTATAGGATCACTGTAGGCATCTGCAGTAGCTGTAATTTCAGGTAGCGGTTCAAATTGAATAAATCTCATTTTACCCTCTTTTTCAGTGCAGTGACGATACTCATCTCGTCCTCAGGATCATACTCAGGGGTAATATCAGTTTTTCCAAGGTGCTCAAGTACAGGTGATTTATAGTCAGGTGATTGATGATAAGTATAGCTGAGACCGGCTGGGCTGTCAGGTCCCTCGTTTAAGAAATTTTGCGCTTTACGTTCTTCAGCATGAGGCTCACCGGTAGAATCGACGCGCTCAGGTAGGGGTTGCTTAAGGTCCCATGATTGATTATCAGGAGCTACCCTACCCTGTTCCTGCTCAACCCTACCCCCCATCCATTTCCCTGCACGTTTTTTAGCTTCGCGGGCTTTCTCAAGAGCAATAGCAATAGCCTGCTTTTGAGGTTTTCCAGAGCCCATCTCTGTAGAGATGTTTTTGGAAATAGATTTTTGAGAGTATCCAGATTTGAGAGGCAT